TCCATTCTTTCCAAATCATAATTAAATGATTCAACAAGATAATATAATCCTTTTTCTTTTTCTTCAATACTATTATAAAGATTATATAAATTAAGACAACACATATATTTTTCTTGGCTCCAATTGTCATTTCCAAGTGTTATTTTATACCATTTTATTGCTTCTTCTGTTTTACCAGCATCCTTATAACTATTTGCACAATAAAATCCATAACGCATATAAATGTTATCATTATTTGTTTTAGCCTCATAATAAGCTTCTTCTAAAATGTTGGCATCTTTTAAATATTTTTCAGGATCAATATTTCTGCTGCCAGTTCGTCCAGATTCAATAAAATAATCGCCTTCAAGATGTGAAATTTTAGGGTTTGCTTTTAAACAATTAATATATTCATGAATAACTGATTTAAATTCCCATCTAATTTTATTATTAACTAACAAAATTCTTTCATATGAAATGCCGTGTGAATTCCCAAAATTTAAAAGGTAACCGTCACTGTTTACTATTTTTGGCATTGTAATATTTCCGTGTATTTCGTCATCAGCATCAAACACTAATAATAAATCTGTTTTATTAAATGCTTCATTTAGTGCAATATTTCTGTTATGAGCGAAATTTTTCCATTCGTTATTATGAAGTTCACCTGGAATATTTTTATCATTAAAAAAATCTGTTATTATTTGTGGAGTATTATCTGTTGAACCTGTATCACAAATAACCCAATAAGAAAAATGAATTTTTTTACACAGTTTTTCAAGAGTGTTTTTTATAATATGTGATTCATTTTTTACAATCATGTTTAAACAAATCGTTGGCGGGATATCACTAATATTTAATTCCATAATCAATATAACATTAATAAAAATATATATTTAACTTATAATTAATAATATTTAATTATTATTAATATTTAAATAAAATATTTTTATATATCTATGAATAAGATATCATTTATAATACCAAATCAAACAACTAACATAAATGTAACAAATGTAAACCCAAATACAAATACAAATGTAATAAATGTAAAACCAAAAATAATTAATAATATTACAGATTATATAAAATTAGCACCAAATGTGTATATATTTTGTAAAGGTATCACTTTGTAATAGTATTAATAAGTAAACGATTGTAATATAGTAATATAATCAGAAAAATCCTGAAAATAATTATAAGAATTAATATCGTCAATTTCTTCATCTCGTATTTTAAATACTTCTTTAAATTTTAAAGCCCCAATACCTCTAAAATTGATATTATAAAAATATTTAAAATCCAGAATTTTATCTTTATAATTTTTAAGTAAATGATAAACCACTTTCCAAACATCCCCAGTCCAATTTTCACCATATTTTAAAATTCCATTTTCATAATAATGTTTAATAGGTATTTTAAGTTGTTCATTATAGTTAAGGGGTAAAATATCATCCATAAATATTGTTCCATTGGTAGATAATATTTGAATACAATTATTAATATCACGTAATACATATTCGGTTTGGTGCATTCCATCAATAAAAATAACATCGAATTGTTGTTTAACATCATATTGTTTAAAGAAATCATCAGATGTTTGTAAAAATATTATTTGACCAACCTTTGAACAAAATTTGGGATCCGGATCCACACCGACTTTATTAACAAAATGTGTTTCATTAAAACATTCTCCATATTCAACACCGACTTCTAAATATCTATCATATTTATTTGTTAGTTTGTTAATAATTTGAGACCTTTTATAAAATTCTGTATTGAATACTGGTTTATGTAAGTTAATATTTATAATTTGATATTTGGGAACAGATAAATAAAGAAGTTTAAAATAATTAATGAGTTGATCTATTGGTGTGTCGATTAAAGTATAACATTTCATACGATGAAAATTATATCGTTCAATTCTTTCTTGTAAATAGGGAAGAGTACATTTATTTTCTAAAATAATAAAATCATTTCTGGGATTCTTATATAATTCAGTAATCTCATTAAGATTTGACAATAAACTATCAAATCCAATAATACAAATTTGTGTATCAAAGTCATTATTAATAATTAAATTACAATAATTATGTTTATATGTAGATTGATCTCTTTCCCATATTTTAGAATGTTCAGCAATATATTTTTCGTCTTCATATGCATTATTTTCTTTCATTTTTTGATTTATTTGAAAATTTTCAAAATAATTTGGATAAATAAAATTTGGTCCAATTCGATTTATTTCGGAATTTCGAATCAGGGAAAAATTATTATTGGAGTCGTTCATATATTGAATATATCCGAGTTTATGTATTTTGGCAATGTTAGTTGAAACAGCTGTTCTAAGCAAAATTTCATAATCATCGCAAATTGGTAAATATTCACAATAACTTCCCATTGTTAAAAGAACATCTCTTCTCCATATTCTGGGATGATTTGGGCAACATACTAAATGGCTCATAGTAATATTATTAATATTAGGTGTGATATAAACAAGACGCCATTTGTCTTCATATTTTTGCGAATAATATCCTCCATACCCTTTACAAATAAAATCCCCGTACCATTGATTAGTTCCATTTTCATAAACACAAGCGCAGTCATAATAAATAAATCCTATACTTGGATTTGAATTAAATAAATCGGCTGATTCTTGTAAAACATATGGCATTAATTCATCATCGTGATCCATTTCTACAAGATATTTTCCTCGACATAATCCAATAGTTTCATTTTTTACATTTCCGATACTTCCATTATTATTTGAACGGCGATAAAAACGTATACGCGAGTCGTCTGAAAAATTAGTTCTTAAAAACTGAAAATTTAAATCATCAGGAGAGTCGTCAATAATAACCCATTCCCAATCAAGTAATGTTTGTTTTTGAAGACTTTTGTAAACTCGTAATATTTTGTCATAAGAGTTATATGATGGTGTAAAAAGAGAAAAAGTAGGTCTTGTATGTAAGCGATCGATAGAACATAAGTTGATATATGTATTATTAATTAATTGATTGAATAGAGTGATATCAATATCATTTGTTATATGAATATGCCTTTTTAACATTTCTTTAGATATTACAGTTAATAATTCGTTACAATACTCTTCTTTATCGTCACCATATGTAATCAACAACTGAAAATTAGAGTTATGTAAGTTTTTGACATATTCAACTGAATCAGCTATAAAAATAGAACAATCTAATGTAGATGAGTTTTGAATAAAAAAATTATCTATACTATTGAATTTTTCTTTACGATAAAATATAACAAAAGGATATTTCATTATATTTTATAAGTGCTAAATGTTTAAATACTATTTTTATTATTTATTAAATAATTATTTTTTTTTTAAATTAAATTAAAATTCTGGTGTATGTTTTTTAAATAGACAACCTTGTGCCATTAAATTTCTAATTTCACTTGTAACAATTTGTGGATTTTGATGATCACAATTTGTCGTCCAAATTTTGACAATACAGAAATTTTTCTTTGGTGATACTGTTATTCCTGTAACGCAATTAACAAATGTGCTGTTAGCACCAATGGTGTCTCCTACTAGAACATATGTAATATCTCTCCAAACTTCAAATACATTTTTATTAGAAACTTTATACGAAAAGCATCCACCATTTCTATTTTTTGGATCTTCCCACATAGGTGTAATTCCATCTCTCATAATAAATAACATACAATTTTTAATCAAATCCGCTGGTAAGGTCTCAGTAATACCAATTGTTTCTTCAACCGTTTTAAATTGACATATTTTTTTATAACTTTTAACTGTCCAATCAGGATCTTGGGGTAAATGAGCCCATAGATTCCATTTACATTTTAACTTGTTAAAAGAAGCATTATCGGAATGACCTGTTGACATTTTACTTGTAGCTGACATTGTTAAATCTGTATGAAAGGTTTCCATTGTATATTAATTATTTCAATTTTTTTTAAGTGATTTTAAAATATATATTAATTAAATAAATAAATTAATTAATTTTTTTTTTGTTCATTTTCTTTTTCATCTTTACAAGAAATGATTTCATAATCATTTTCATTTATTATTATACTTTGATGTGGTAATATATTAATTAGATTAACATTATTATCAATAATAGTAACATTATAATTAAAATTGTCTTCATCAACCTGTAAATTTAGAATATTTTTAATATAATATTTAAAAAAAAGTTTATTTAAACAATTATTAACAATATAATAGTTATAATAGGTATAATTGCAGTCTTTTAAATTGACCAAATATTTATTATTATTGTAATCTAAATCAATTGCGATAAATTTCACATTTGATAATTTATAATTGAGTGTTTTAGGTATTTTGTTATAAAATATATAATCTATACAACCATTCTCATTTTTATCACTATCACATAACATAAGAGTGTACGGTTGAGATGAGTTAAAATAATTTCCAATAGCATGAATATCTTTATCTTCAATAAATATAGTTTTTATTTTATTTCCATCATTATCAATTACAATAAATTTTTTAATAACTATTGCTACAATCCAACCTTTGTCTTTTAAATATTTATCACAATACGTATTTAAACGTGTTACTTTAGTGTCTATATAATTGTTTATTTTATGTAAATATAGTTGACACCAACTAAACGCATATAATAATTTATATAATAATTTATATGAAATATTTATTGTTTGTGAAGTTAAATTAATCTTTAAAGATTTAATTGTATTAATGAAATAATTCATATATATATTTGTTATATGAATTATTATTTAAATTGTTTTAATTATTCTTTTATTTTATCTGATTTAATTCAAAATTCAAACTATCTTGGAATATAAAATATTCCCAAAAATCACCATAATATGGATTAGATATACAACAATTACATCCACATAATGTTTCATTTTGTTCACTATAATATTCATCAATATCAATATCAATAAGTTTTTTAATGTTTTGTTTATATATTTGTTTTGTTTTTATTTTTCGCATATTATCATATAATTAAAATATTTTAAAGTTGTTTTAATTAAATGTTATTTTTTGAACTAAATATTAAATTTCCATCTTTTTTTGTGGGTTTACCATTACAATTATCACATTTTATTTTTAATTTTCCAGTTGAAGGATCTAACCCAAAAACATAAAGCAATATTGCTACTATTATTGACATAAAAATAAACGGAATAAACACAATCATCCAAGATATAATACCCATTCCTGTTTCACATAATGTATTTAAAAGTATTGTAATTATTATCATTACAATTATTTTTAAAAATGCGGTATTATATAATCCTTTAAATGTATCTATTATTATTTGTGTTAATGAAAATGCAACATATATTAGAGCTGGTGCACAAAGATCTAACATTATTATATATATAGAAAAGAGATTTAATTAAAGATTGGTTCACCGTCCTTGATTATTCCTACTTTTTTACCAATATCTCCATCCTTTGTCATTTCATATAAAATGCCATTTTCTTCATCTGTAGCAAAATATGTTACATCATCTATTTCAATTTCAAATACTTCTTCTTCATCCTCTTCTTGTTCTTGTTCTTGTTCTTGTTCTTGTTCTTCTTCTTGTTTTTTTTCTTCAATAACAATTGTTACGTTATTTTCACTTGAAGTTTCTAATTCGTCTTCTGTATGAACCTCTTCTTCTTCCTCTTCCTCTTCCTCTATATCCTCTTCTTCTTTAATTATTTCTTCTACTACATCTTGTTCTTCAACTACAACTTCTATATCTTGTTCTTGTTCTTCTTCAATTACTGATTCAACGACTTCTTTAAGTACTTCTTCAACGACTTCTACAACTTGTTCTTCTTTAACTATAACTTCTTCATTAATAACTTCTTCAACAATAACATTTTTATTATTTCCTAAATATTCAACCTCATCTTCTTCTTTATTTAAAATAATATCTTGAATTATTATTTCTTCTTTTATCACAATTTCATTATATGGTTGTGTTTTTTCTTCTTTAGGTGACTCATTAACAATCCCAAGATAACTATGCAATGTTTGTTGTCCTTTGATTTGGTATTTAAAAAAAGTACTAGGATTGTCATCCGCAATAGTATTATTTTTTATAAAAGTAATTTCTTCTTCAAGTTCACTAATTTTCATAGTTAATTTACAAATTGTATTATTACTTGTTTTTAATGTATTATTTAAATTATACATCTCATTTTCTAATTTTTTAATTTGTTCACCAAAATTATTTGTATTATCATTTGTATCTGTATTATCATTTGTATCTGTATTTGCCTTTAATTTTTCTAACATTAAATACATTTGTTCAATAGTTGCCATTTGTATTAACTTTTCAAGATTATTCATAGTAGACATTATAGGATAATATATTATATAACAATTCGTTTAATATGATTTAAAAAATATTTAATCTATTTATATATGAGTGATAAAATAAGTTTTTTTAATAATGATGATTTAAATAAGCATTTAAATATTGTCTTATCTCAAACAAATTATACAGAAGAAGAAGCAAGAGAAAAATTACAATTATTTAATTGTGATTATATGAAAGTTATAAGAGAATATATGGGAATTCCTGATAAAAAAGTTAAAAAAGTTAAATCAGTTAATCAAGAAATTTTTAGGCAAATTAGAACAACACTTGATAGCTCAATGA